GACAGAAAGCTCATCGTCGTTTTCAGTTGACTGAAGAATTTGCTAGAAGTGGAATACGAATGTTGTCACCAGCATGCGACACTCTAAAAGCGGAAGCTTTGCCCAAAGAGAAGGTTGATGTAGGAAAGACGCGTGTTTTTCAAAACATGGATCTTTCTGAAGTGCTGATGTTACGAAAATATACTGGAACACTGCAGGCAGCTATTAAGATGCAACATCATCAAGGTTACTGTCAGGTCGGAATTGATCCTGTTGTTGAGTTCCATGCTTTACAATTACGTTTTCGGAAAATGGGAAGTAAAGGTGAGGCTGGTGATTTTAAGCGATGGGATAAGCATTTGCTCCCAAAGTTGATTGAGGCAGGCTTGGACGTATTAAAATCAGTGTTTGATCATTCATATAAATATAATTCCAGTGAAGAAAAAGAATTTATTAAGAATATATGGGATTATTTTTATGATATAATTGTAAATACACTTTCTATAGCTGATGGTTACGTTTATTTTAAGTCGCGAGGTAATCCTTCTGGGAATGTACTAACAGCAGTGCTTAATTCGGTAGTTAATGATATTTACCATTTAATGTGCTGTCAGTGGCTAGTAGAAGAACACAACAACTATATAAGTAATATAAAAACCGAAAACCAATTATTGGAACGATATGGCTATGAATTTAAAGACAAACTTTACAAAATGAAGCAGAAGGTTGAAGAGAGCCCTACCTTCACCTTTTCAAATTCGGATTGGGCAACATATGGCGATGATTTCGTATCTGTCATACACCCGGATTATGAATGGCTCATTAATTTCAAACAAAAACAACAATTCTTTACTTTAATATTAGGTATAGAATATGACACCCCAGATAAGGATGGAAGTTCTTATTACATTAAACCACTAGAGCAACTACAGTTCCTTTCAAGAACGTTCGCACTTGATGAAAGAAATGTATGTTTTCCTTATCTTAAACAAGAGAGTATATCCAAGATGTTGCATTGGGTAACTCAACAACACCCTGAACAATATGAAGCAAATTTGAAAAATGCGTTAGATGAAGCGGTACTTCACGATGAACCGTTTTACGATAAAGTGTATGAAGCAGTCGTTAAAGCTCATACATATGTTAAAAATACATATGGCACACTAATGAATATTTCCTTCTATCCATATAAACAATTTAGAAATAGAATTAGATCTAATATTATAGCGGGTAGCCGATAGTTTTATATTAACATAATCTAATTTATCCGTTAATTAGTAAGGTACAGGTTTGAAAGTTGTAAGTCGTGTGTATGCATACTTTCTAAATACAAATCGTTTTAAAAATGACAACCTACAAGTTACGTCAAGCAGCCTTGAGTGATAGTATCACAGCTTTTAATAGCGTGATGCAGTTTGAGAATTGCGTTGCTATTGGAGGATTTCATGGAACTCCTTCATTGTTGACAAGAGATTCGGGAACTAATGTTTCATTATCTATTCCGTTTAATTCAAGAACAGTAAATTTGCCAAGTTTCTCAGATGTACAGAGTGATTTTATGACATGCATCCGTAATCAATTACCATCATGGTATTTTTGTAAATATGCACCTTTGTTTAGCACTTTTGATATAATAAACATTACTTCAGAATGTGTTAGATATCACCTCATTTTACGTCTAGAATCATCATTGAGTGATGATACTACTTACAATTCAGACTTGAGATGCGTATTTGCGGGAATGACCCCAATTAAAAATGCAATTACTGTTAACACAGATATTGTATATCATTTTATGGCAAAACTTCGTTTAGTGAATTATGAAAATATTAATTTACTTACTGGCCCAGGAGGAGGTGCAGTTATACAGTCACGAGATTATACTCGCTTGAGTGTAGTATACAACCTAGATGAGAAATACATTATGGATACTATTAACTTTAAGCGTGAACATCAAGCAGCGTGGGAAGACATTCAAAAACAAGAACCTATCCGCGCTTTCATCGTTGAAAATAAAATAACAATGAAAGAACCATACATTTTAACACAGCATTTGCATGGAGAGGATTATGAAAGACTACAAGTTCAATACAACTATGTAGCAAAGACAACCGGAGAGAAATCAACAATCCCTTCTACTTCGGTTATACGTATACTTCCTCGTCGATGCCAGGATCAATCTGGCCGCGACCAATCAGTTTGGGGACCTACTGGTCAAATGATGGACGAACGACGAGAACGAGAAAAAGAAAAGAAAGAGCAAGAGCGTAAAGAATATGAAGAGCGTGAAAGAGCGCGAAGAATTGCTAGGCGTGGAAACCAATGACTAGCACGCTCAGTAACATACGGACCTATTTTACGTATCAAGCCTATACCAATTAATAAACCTAGTTTAAGTTTTAAGTATAGTAATATTCCCGTAGTAATAGATCATGCATCTGGAACAGCAGAAACTTCTGCTATTATTCAAACAGAAGGAGAAGAGCCTAATGACGCAATGCCAATAGCTTCAAAAGTACGGAGAGTACCAACGCAAGTTGCCAAATATTCACCATGGCATCATAACATTGAACAATTAGCTCACATCCCTATGGATATCTTGGGTGTCTCACCTATAGATATTCCTGTAAATACTAAAGCTGGAACCATTATTGATATCCATTCTCTTGGAGAACTTAAAAATTGTACTAGAGCAATGAAGAAGTGGGCAGGAATGCATACATATGCTAATTGTAGAATGGTAATAACATACCTCTTTGTAACAGCATCTACAATTATTAATTCAATAATTGTTGGCGTTTCTGATGAAAAGAAGGCTTCGTATGCAATAGATGAACTGCAAATTATCGAATGGCAATCTATTTCGCCACAAGATGTTACAGCAGTAATACCATTGAAGCTTACAGCAGTAAATACTGACATGAATATTCCTAACCGTTTCCAATTTGTAGATGAACATCCTATTGGTACAAAAGTTCCAACTGTAGTTTTAATGACGAGAACACAAATAGAAAACTCATATGCAAATGATAAGGTTAGTATTAATATAGTTAAACAAGCACATTTTGAATCAGACGAACCAGGTGAGCAGTTTTATGCTACAGCAAAAGATTTAGCAATAGTAACACCAACAGCTGGTTATGATTCTACATCCGCATTGTTAACTTCGGGAATTCCTATTTATAAGTTTGTACATTTAGATAAGGTAAGACCGTTATATATTACGTGCGACGGAGCATACTTGGATAGAATAGAATCTAAAAATGTAGCGAATACAACGTTACAGATTAAATATCCATATTCATCAATTAATCCATTTAAATATAGCTTTGTCACAGATAGTAATTTTACCTTTTATTTTGATGTGCGTTATAACAGAGAACCAAATGTAGGTACAAAAATTTTTGTATTCTTCTCACAACAAGAGTTAAACCCTAACAATTCTACCTGGCTTATACATCATCCCTTTTCTGATCTAACTGAAATTGGCAATGACCTAAGTAATAAAATGATGGCACTTGCTAAAGATGGTTGGGATTGGGATCATATCAATTTGGATCCATCACAAAAAGTTGTAGAGGATATCTTACCTTTAATAGGGTTGAATGATAAACACATATTCATTCATGAAATGACAGGTCAAGGACTAAATTTTATTAATAATCGACAGACTCTTAAAAATTTAGGAATATATCGTGGTGATGATAATAACCCATTTATGAACTTTACACAGAGATATGACGACATGCGTTCAAAGTTAAGAAATGCTCTAGTAGAGAGTGGATGGGATTTTTCAGAGTCAGTATTTGTAGAAGACATTACCACTAGAGTTGGCATTAATTATAGACCTCGAGGAAATATAACCTGGGAAAAGTTTGATATGTCAGCAGCAGCAGTTACAGAACCTACTAATATTTGGTCAAAGGAAGGTGAGTTACCTCAAACAAACATTTCAGTATTAAATCATAAATTAAAAATACAACATTTATTTAAGTGCTTTCATCCAGATTTAGGAAATAGAGTATTGATTATGGGTGTATACGATATGGGGAAATTCCTTTATGAACCTTTTGATTTCATGTATACAGAACAGTTTGACATGACTCATCTAGGTGATTATTACCAACACGCTCACAAAGTTCGTTATGTAGCGCAACCCATTATAGTAACCAATGATGAATTACTAGACATCCCGTTTGCCCCGTCACGCTGCATAAATCTTCGAAAAGATTCACAAATTACTTTAAGTACGAATCAGTCTGCAATTAATATGACTTTTATGATTCCAACTTCAGTTCCAGCGACTATAGCGAAGTCACAAGTTGGCACTGAATTGGAG